AAGTTCTACTCGGGAGATGAGTGAATCCTGACCAGCTCCGCGAATACGTCGCTGTCATGCGCGACATGGGCGTCGCGACATTCAAGTCCGGCGACCTCGAGATTTCTCTCGGCACGGCGCCTGCGCAGGCGCACGCCGAGCCCGACCCCGACGCGCCCAAGGTGGCGCCGAAGAAGTCCTCCTACGACAAGCTGCTCTTCGCGTGCACCGAAGGCCTCCCCGAGGATGACGAATGAGCTCGGACTCCGAGGCGGGCATCACCGACGTCTGTTGGTGGCTCAAGGCGAACGAGAGCCAGCGCGCGTCCATCGTCGCGGACGTCGCTGCCCGCATCTGGCGTGACCAGCAGCCGGCTCGCGACGGCATGCTGCGCGCGGCGCGCATGTACGGCGCGCTGCCGATGATGGGCCTGAGCCCGAAGCTCTACCGGCAGCGGACGCTGAGCCGCGGGCGGCGCCTCGCGCTCAACATCATCAAGGCCGTCGTCAACACCTACACGGCCATGGTCACGAAGGACCGGCCGAAGATCAGCTTCGTGACGAGCGGCGGCAACGATGCCCTGCAGCGGCGCGCGAAGAAGCTCGAGAAGTTCGTCGACGGCACCTGCTACGACCAGAAGCTCCACACGCAGGCCTACCAGGTCGTGCGCGACAGCGCGCTTTTCGACTTCGGCGTCGTCAAGTTCTTCCTCGACGACACCGACCCGAAGCAGCCGCGTGTCGGCATCGAGCGCACGCTCCCCTGGGAGTGGCTCTTCGACGACCAGGAGGCCGCCGACGGCAAGCCGCCGAACGGCTACCACGTCAAGTTCGTCGACCGCCGGGCGTTCGCCAACGACGTGCGCGCGGGCAAGTACGGCGAGAAGAACGAGGCGCTGGCCGCGGAGATCGAGACGTCGGGCGGGGCCGCGGGCTTCGACGACATTGGCGAGTCCTTCGACCAGGTGAACCTCGTGGAGTGGTGCGTGCTCATCGAGGGCTGGCACCTGGCCGACGCGAACGAGATGGGGCGCCACACGATCTGCGTCGTCGGCGTCGACACGCCCGTCGTCGACGAGGAGTACGACTGGCACCGCTTCCCTGCGGAGGTCCTCTACCGCGAGCGCCCGATTCAGGGCGTGCACGGCGAGAGCCTCGCCGATGAGCTCGCGCCCATCCAGGTCGAGATCAGCCGCATGCTGATGACGATCCAGCGTGCGCAGATGTACGCCGTCGGGCACTGGCTCGTCGAGGAGAACAGCCGCGTCAACACGAACGCAATCGACGACGTGACGGCGAGCATCATCCGCTACGCCGGAACGCCGCCGAGCTACCACGCGCCGCAGACCATCGCGGCGGACGTGTACTCGCACCTCGACCGGCTCTGGAACCGCGGCTTTGAAGTCGTCGGCGTCAGCCAGATGGACGCCGCGGGGCAGAAGCCTGCCGGCCTGAACAGCGGCAAGGCGATGCTCGTCTACGCCGACGTCACGAGCAACCGCTTCAAGCCTTGCTACGCGGAGTACCAGGACTGGTACATGCGCGTGGCCGAGCAGATCCTGCACCACGCGGCGAAGATCGCCGAGTCGCACGCGGACTTCTCTGTCCGAGCTCCGGGCAAGATGATGGAAGCCGTGCGCTGGGCGGACGTGCACCTCCGCGAGGAGGAGTACGTGCTCGCGATGTACCCGACGAACAAGCTTGCGGACGACCCTGCGGGTCGGCTGGAGCAGGTGCAGGCGATGATGAATTCGCAGATGGTCTCGCCCGAGGACGGGCGTCGGCTCCTCGACATGCCGGACATCGAGTCGCTCAATTCCTACGAGAGCGCGTCCTACGACAACACGATGGAGGCGGCTCGCCGCATCATCGAGGACGGCAAGTACTTCGGGCCCATCGCGCAGCTCGACATCAAGGACGCGATCCGGCGGATGCAGCAGGCGTACCTCAAGGCGCGCTTCGACGCTGTCCCGCAGGACCGTCTCGACATGATGGACAGGTGGATCGTCGAGGCCAAGACCCTCATCCCGCCGGATCCTCCGCCGCCCCTGCCCCCGGGCCCGCCGGAGCTGCCGCTCGACGGTGGTGGGGGAATGCCGCCCATGCCGCCGGAGGGCGGTGCGGGGCTGCCTCCCATGCCTCTTCCGCCGCCCGATGGCGGCATGCCGATGTAGCGAACCAGAGTGACCCCAGGAGCCTGAAACCATGCCTGAAGCCCTTGCAGCCGCGCCTGTCGCGGCCCCTTCGACCGCGCTCAGCGCGGAGCCCTCGATCGACGCCCTCGCGGCGCTCATCCCCGACTCCGCCATGCGAGCGGATCCTGGTGTGGATGCCAGCGACCCGGCGCCCGCAGCCGAGACCCCGGCGGATGCGGCGGATGCGGCGCGCCTCGAGCAGCCGAAGGACGGAGAGCAGCCCGCGGAGGACGAACCCGCCGAGGGGACGGAGGCGGAGGCTGCGCCGGCGGACGCCATCGACAAGGAAGCCCTCGACCGCGCCGAGCAGGCCGCGAAGCGCGCCCGCGAGGGCTCGCGGAGGTACCGCGAGGCGCTCGCGGTGCAGGAGCAGCAGCGTGCGGAGGTCCAGCGCGCCGCGCGCGAGGCCGAGCAGCACCGGAGAGAGGCCGAGGAGGCGCGCCGGCTGCGTGAGGAGCTCACGCGCGACCCCTACAAGGCGCTGAAGAACCTCGGCATGACAGATCACGACCTCGCCGAGCGAGCTCTGCGCGAGGGAACGCCCGAGGCGGCGCTCTACGAGCTGAAGGAGCAGCTCCAGCAGGAGCGCGCCGCGCGCGAAGCGTTCGAAAGTCGCCTCCAGGAGGAGCGCGCGGCAGCGAATCGCGCTCGCGTGGAGGCCGAATTCACGTCGCTCGCCGACAACGAGGAGGCGTACCCACGTCTGGCGCAGCTCAGCGCGCCGGCGCAGCTCGCCGTGGCGCAGGCAGCGCTCATGCAGATCAAGGCCAACGGCTACGAGGTCCGCGGACTGACCGACGCGCAGGTCGCGGAGGCGTGTGAGGAGTTCCTCGCGCCGAAACGAGCCTCGAAGGCTGCCCCGGCCGCGAAGTCGTCGCCCGACGCGGCGCCGCCGGCTGGAAAAGCACCAGCAGCGAAGCCGCTGGGCAAGTCGCTGACGAATTCCGTCGCCACGCAGCGCGCGGTCGCGAGCCGCCCGTGGCACGATCTCTCCGAGGACGAGCAGATCGCGCAGATCGCAGCTTCGCTGCCGGATCCGGCATGAGTCTCTACGTGGGCATGGGGCCGCCGAACGTGATCCGCGTCATCGTCGCGGCATCGGTGGACTTCGATCCGCTCGTGGCGGCCACGGCGTCGGCGATCGACTTCATGGCCACATCCCCTGCAGGGGTGGCGAAAACCTGGTCAGCGACCGCCACGTCCTCGTCAGCGAGTCAGATCGAGGTGGAGCACACGCTGTCGCCTTCGGACCTCGACGAGGCAGGGGACTGGCGTCTGTGGGTCCGTTTCACACTTCCGGGGATGGGCGGGGTTCTCCGCACGAACACGGGCTATCTGCCCACGGTACTAGACACGAACGCGGTGCCCTGAGCCCGCTTGACCAGAAGGTAAGTCATGGCTGTCAAGTTTTCTGCTGCTGTCCGCAACGCGCGCCTCGATGCCATCGAGACTGCGGTGGGCACTTCCGCGGTCCTCAAGATTCGCTCCGGGTCGCCCCCCGCGGACGTCGCGACGGCCGACTCCGGCACGGTCCTCGCGACGCTCAGCCTCCCCTCGGACTGGATGAACGCAGCTTCCACCGGGACGAAGACGCTCCTCGGCACGTGGCAGGATGCGGCGGCGGATGCCGCGGGCACGGCCGGACACTTCCGTGTCTACGCAACGGACGGGACCACGGCGCACATCCAGGGCACGGTCACGGCGACGGGTGGCGGCGGGGACATGACGCTGGACAACGCGGTCCTCGCGATCAACCAGCAGGTCAACGTCACCAGCTTCACGCTGACGGACGGCAACGCCTAGCTGGTAGCCCGTGGCTCTGGCAATTACAGAGCCGACAGCAGAGGTAGCGTCGACGTCCAATGCGGCGTCGTACGCCATGGGCGCATTCACGCCCACG